TTCTCGATCTCGTCGAAGATTTCGTCACGGCGCGCCTTCCAGACCGGTGCGCGCTCGTCATTCACTCCGAACATTTCGGCTTCGACCAGAGCGCCGAACAGGTAAAGGTCGGGATGCGCCGCGAGCAGCCAGTTTGTCCCGCTATCCGCGCCGGAGGACAGCGCGGGAATCTTCTGGAAATAGTCGAATTCGAGCGCGGCGCCGTCGACCGGGCGGACTTTCAGCGTCGACCCCTCGATCGTAAAGATGCGCGGCACGTCCGCGGGTGAAGTCGGATACGCCGCCTGTAGGTACGACGGATGCACGTATTGCAGCTCCACGCGAGGCGAGCCCGCCCAGGTCACCCGCCGCCAGGCGAGATAATCAGCCGGGAGCGCAACCGTGCCGGAGGACGGCGTGAGCGCGCTCGAGGCTTCCTGCTGGCGCACGCGCAAGCGCCGGTTGGCTGCGGCCTCGAACAGGGCGATGAACTCCGGCACCCGTGCGCTGAACAGCGTATGATCGAGCCAGTTCTCGACCGCGGTCCGCAGCTCGGCATAAGTCGCGATGCTCATTTATCCACCCGCAGATGCTTCCAATCCGGATCCCGCAGCTTGCGCGCCACCAGCTCGTTGAACGCCGGCGTGAACATGCGCAGGTCCGTATTGCCGCGCGCATATTCCTCGTTGAGCCACCGCACCAGGATCACGTTGGGGATGCTGGCGACGTGCCGGCCGAAATCGCTGCGCTGCGGCTGCGCTCGCAGCTCGGCGTTGCGATCGAGGATCGGCCCGACGTCCTGGGTGGTGACCGCGATGATTCTCCTGTCGGTACGATCGAGCAGGACGTCGGTGCGCATCACTCAACTTCCGTCACGGAGAGCTTGCCGCCGGCCGACTCCTGGATGACCGCGATCCTCTGTCCCGGCGTGCAGGTGAAGTATTCCGAACAATCGGCGGGCAGGTAACTGTCGGTGGCGAGCGCAGTCGGCGTGCCGTCGCCGATCCTGACCCGGCAGGCACTCGTAGCCACAACGCGGACTTGATAGGTCTGGGCGCCGAAAGCAGCCGAAGCGGCCGAAGCCGCCCCAATCGCAACGTCTTGCGCGGTTCCAAGGCGGGATGCGGAGCGCATTTTCATGCTCTCCGGATCACGGCGAAGAACGCGCCGGTCGCGGAGCCGGTGGCGCCGGATGGCGTGAACGAGATGACATCGTCCTCGTTGACGTCGTTGGCCGCGGTCGGAACCGCGGTGAACAGCGTTCCGGCCGCGCCGCCGGTCACCGAGAGCGAACCGCCGGCGATCGCATTGCCGTTCACCGCGGTGGCCACGGTTCCGGTGCCGGTCACTGCCCCGCTCTGGACGACGCCGACCTTGAGGACCTTGCCGCGAAACGGCACGCGCGCGTAGGCGGCGGCCGGCGTGGCTCCGATCTGGCCGGAATGCGCAAAGACGACCGCCTCGTTGACGGGATGGAGTTCGGGAAGAGCCATGAGTGTTCTCCTGGAAGGAAAGAGCGCGAGTAGCGGATGGCGAATAGGGCTATTCGCTACCCGCCACTCGCTATTTGATCGTTTACGACGTGGTGAGATCGAACACGCCGCCGGAGGCCTTCTCGTTACGTGCCACCAGCGCGTATTCCGAGAGCATCTGGCGACGCTCGGAGTCGCCCGTGCGGGCGAGCGGAATGGAGACCATGCGCCGGCCGTTGAGGAACGCGACCGCCCACATCTCCGTCTGCAGCACGAGGACATCGCGGGCCCGCATGAAGCGGTTGGGCGTGACACTGAGGCGGCCGAAATCGCTCTCGTAGAAGTCGACCGAGGCCACGATCTTCTTGGCCTTGGTATCCTCGGTTGGCGTGGCGCGGCCCGTGAAGGTCGAGAACACCTGCTTGTTGAAGCCGCCGGTGAAGATCGTGTCGGGCTTGCCGCCGCTGTTCCAGATTTTCTGCAGCACGGATTTCATCTGGGCCTCGGTGAAGGCGCGCTGGGTGCCGTCGGTACGGGTGCCGGTACCATCCGCCGCCGAAGGATCGGCTGCGCCGCCGGCGGTGCCCTTGTCGGTGTTGGTCCTGATCCAGGAGAGGATCGAGGCTGTCTTGCGCGGGACGATGGTCCCATCGCCGGCGGCCTTGGCCTGGTTGGTGCCGACGAGGATCGATTCCATGTCGCGCTTGAGCTCGAGGCCCTTGAGCGTCTCCTGGTATTCGAGCTCGTCGTCGCGACCCGCGTGCTCGACCGCACGCTGGGTGCCGGACACGCGCGCCACCTTGTCCGAGATCTGGCACAGGTTGCCGAGCCGGACCGAGGGCGTGGCCGCGTCTGACGTGGCGTCGTCGCCTTCGACCACCGCATTGGCGGTATCGACGGCGGCAAGCGCCTGCGTCTGCCATTCGTGATTGACCGCGGAAGCCTTTTCCCGCTCGAACGCGGTCATGCAAGGCGTGTCGGTCGGATCGATGCGATAGATGACGTCGGACAAGTCTTCACGGTTTCCGATCGCCTGATAGGTCTGAAACGTATTGCTGGGAACAGCCATGATCGTGCCTTTCTACCGGGTCGCGACGCGGCGGGCCCTGAGCAGGGCCGCAGCGTCCTTGAGGTTGCCGGTCTTCTCGAGCTTCTGGGTGAGGTGCTGGATCTGTGCATCAAGCGCGGCGCCTTTGGGCTGCGAGACGCCGGGCCGCTGAACAGGCGGGACTGGCCTGGTTGCCGCCGCTTTTGCCTTGGCTTGGGCGTCGCGCCACAGGGTTGCGTCCCGGATCAGGAGCTGCACGCGGTGGTCACGCAGAGACAAATCCCTCTGTCCCTGCCACGACTGCGCCAGTTCCGTTTCCTGGAAGCCCAAATCCTTGAGCACGGCGAGCGCCGCGGTTTGCAGCTCCGCGACCTTCTTGGGATCCGCCATGTCGGGGACTTTCTCCTTGAAGAGATCGTCCTCGCGCCTGGCGAATTCCGAGAATTGCTGCACGCGCTCCTGGGCCTGACGCTGCTGCGCCAGCACCATTTGCTGTGCGACCTCGGCAATTTTCTTTTGCTGCACGTCCCACAGCGCGTAGCGAGGCCAGTCTTCGCGCGCCAGGCGTTCGACATCCGCCAAGGTCTTGATATCGGCGAACTCGCCCGCCTGCTGCTGTTGCAGGGTCTGGAGAAGCTGCGGCAGCGCGCCTTCGTATTGCTGCCTTGCCTGTTCCGCCTTCGAGCGTTCGGCCTCGAGGGCCTTGTTCTTTTCGGCGGCTTCCTGCTGACGACGGCTGAAGTCGCCCTCCCGTGACCGCTCGCGCTCCGCAATTCGCTGTTGCGTATCGCGAGGGAGGCTCGTGAAGAGATCCTTGTCTTCCTTCGTCCAAGACCTCGGAGGGTCGATGGGCGGCAGTTCGGAGGCTGCCGGATCGGCACGCTCGGTCTCGCCGGGGGGAGCCAAGAGCTCGCCGGCGTCGTTCCCCGCCTGCGCGGGGGTCGATTCCTGCGCTACCTCATGCGGCGCGGCGCCTTCGGCGCGCGGTCCGCTGGGTTGCGGCTGATCCTTTTGCTTGTGGCGCGCGCCGGCCAGAGCCCGCGCCGCCTCGGTGACGGAAAGCGTCCCCTCCCCTTCAACCGTAATCTGGGTAGCAGGCTGCTGCTCGCTGCCGCCCAAAAGGGCGTTCACGCCCGTCTTCGCGGGCTGCTGTGCGGCCTCGTTATTCACATCCATGATGGTCCTCGATTATTGCGGCTTGTGAACCAAGTCGCTCAATTGACGCTGCGCGAGCCGGCCGTCCGCGACGACGCGCGTGAGATGGTCTTTCACCTTGCCGAGCACGTTCACCGCCTGCCAGAGTCGTTCGCGTCCATCCCGATCGGCTGCCGGCCAGGTCTTCCAGGCCGAGGTGTAGTCGTCCTCGAGCTTGGTGAACGCCTCCTGCAACAGCTCGTTCTTGAGCAGCGCCTCGGCGCGGGCGGCCCGCGAGATCGATGCCTGCAGCTTGTCCTCGCTCATGCGTCAATACCCGTAGACGGCCCGGATCATGTTCATGTGCAGCTCCCAGGTGAATGGATCGCTGCCGCACGCTTTCCACACGATGCGGTGACGCGCGATGGCGGCCGCTCTCAACATGTGCCACGTCATCATTGTTCGACCTCCCCTCCCATGCGCACGCCGTCGATCCCGCTGCATGCGCGGATCGGCGTCGAACGCGTCTGCCTGGTTGTCCGGAGACCCCTGCGCTGCGCGCAGCAGGTCGTATTCATGGGCTCCGCGGCGGAGCCATGTCGTATCGACCGCGCCGGCCGCCGGTCGATGATCGACCTTGCGGCGTCGAAGCGACTTCTTCCATGCGCACTATTGGATGATGCGCCTTCTATATAAGATTCGGGTTACAATGTCGACAATTTTCCACGCACCGAGCGGTCTCAGCGCTATGACCCACCGTGGGTTCCCACACGATGCGAAGCGCCATATATTCCAAGGTGTTCAGCATGGTAGAATTCCAGACGATGAAATTGACGCTATGCCGCGCAAGCCTTCACCTTCTCTCACCTATCTGGGGCGACCCACTCCGGCACCGACAACGCCCGATGAGGCAGTGCTCGACCGGGTGCCCAATCCCCATGGTGACAAGCCCTACGTCGTGCGGTTCTCGGCGCCGGAATTCACAGTGCTGTGCGCGGTAACCGGACAACCGGATTTCGCCCATTTCATTATCGACTACGTGCCCGGAGCTTGGCTCATCGAGTCCAAATCTCTGAAATTTTATCTCGCGTCTTTCCGGAGCTACAGCGACTTCCACGAGGAATGCACAATCGCAATCGGCAAACGCCTAGCGACGGCTCTCGAGCCGGCGTACTTGCGCATCGGCGGCTATTGGTCCCCGCGCGGAGGAATACCGATCGATGTGTTCTGGGAGACGGGAACGCTGCCGACGAACGTCTGGCTGCCTGACCAGGGCATCGCCACCTACCGCGGACGCGGGTAGGTCCAGCGACGCCAAAAATCGGGCTGTTATTGCCGCGGCGTGATCCGCTCCGGCCGCTTTCGCAGTTGTGGTCAGCCCGGCTGTGGCCAAGTTCATCATTACCCCACCTCCCCTCCCATGCGCACGCCGTCGATCCCGCTCGACGCAGCCGTGCTCGAACCGGCCATGCCCGCATTGGCCTCGGGACTCCCATGGCCGTGCCTGGCCTGCGCGTCGAGCTGCATCTGCTCGCGCTTCAACGCCATCTCGGCCGCCATCTGCTCGCGCCGGAGCGCGAACTCGGCGTTCATCTGCTGCACCTTCAGCTCGAATTCGGTCTTCAGCTGCTCGCGCTTGAATTGCGTATCGGCCGCGATCTTGGCCGCGCTCATCTGCCGGTCGGCCTGATGCTTCTGCGCGCTGAGCTGCGCATCGACGCCGGCCTTGGCTTTCTCGAGCTCGATGCGCTGTTGCGCTTCCTGCATCTTCGGATCGGACGCAGGTTGGATCGGGGCCGACGCCGGGTCGTTCGGATCGCCTGGCGTGCCCGGCGGCGTGAAGAACAGGTCGACGTTCTTGTGGCCCACGAGCCTGGTGAGCTCCCTGGCCGAATTGTAGAGGTTCTGCGGGCTCACCAGCCCGGCCGCGATGGCCTTCTCCTGGGCGCCGATGACCATGTTGAGATGGGCGAGCTGCTCGGTCTTGGTGCCGGTGCCCAAACCGACATTGATGGTCATGTC